ACTGAAGGTGCATTTGGCATAGAAAATAAAACTAACATAAACCATATTTTAGTCATTTTTTTTATTCTCTAATAAATTTAATATTTTATCTAATTTAATTTCTAAATTTTTTACTCTTTCTTCCATTTCATGTTTAATGTTATGGTTAGGATACATATGAGTTATTTTTTGTCCAGTAACACCTTTCTGTGTTTTTCTTAAATCAATAGTTGCCATATTTCCTTTATTATAAAAGAGGGGCCGAAGCCCCTCAATATTATATTAATTAGCCATCGTGTTGAGTTGCTGTATTTCTATCAGTCTCGTAAGTACCACTTACATCACACAATAAAGCAAAAACACGGATTTTTCCCGCACTTGATGCCGCATCTAATACCAATACATCTAGTGTATCAGCACTTGCAATTACTGGTCTTGCTGTATTTGTTAATACAGAGTAACCTGTAGCATTTGCATCTCCGTCAACAAAAGTATCAACATCTCCACCAGTAATACCTAAATCCAAAGTTACAGAACTTGATAGTGCAGTTAGCACTTCAATTCCTGCGTGTAGGATTAAAGTTTCAGCCGGTATGTCTAATACTTGTAGTACGTCATTTTGTGCCGCACCTGCATCAGAGTTAATTGCTGAAATGTCAATTACATTTTCGACTAAGTATGGAGTTCTTACTCCTGCATTCATTCTTGATGGGCGAGCACCTGCGTTACTCGGCCCTGTTACGTCATATGTAGCCATAGTATATACCCTCCTTAATCAATTAATAAATGTCTGCATTGAAGTGCATCCGAACGAAGCACTTTTCTTCCAAATACATGAAGACCTCTTACTATATCAGCAAAAGATTCTTGGTCTCTAACTACTTCTGTTTTTGCAATAGCATTTGCAGTAGCAGTAGAACTCATGTGTCCAGATAACACCTTATAATAATTAGATGTTGATGAAGCGGCAAAGTTATTAGTCATGTATAGTTTAAAACCATTTACCATGCCATTGATAACTTGACCATTTCTTAATGGTGAAGAAGCATCACCAGTAACAGAAGCATCCATCAATTTTGATGAAGCATTTCCAAGTTGTTCATAGAACTCTGGAGATGCAAGAAACCATCTGTTATCTGTTGGTACATCATTACCATGATGAATTTTAGCTGAGTTAGCTAAGATGTCCATTGGGTCAACTTCGGAAGAACCGAAACCAGTATCTGAACCAGAACCATCACTACCAGTAGTAGTTCCTGCACCAGACACCATTGCCGCAATTACATTTTCATCGTATGAATCTTTTAGAGCATATGCTCCAGAAGAAGTTGCCAAAGCTTCCCAGTTTACATGAGATTGTCTTTCTTCAATATCGTCAACTTTGAAAGCAAACGCATTAGCTTGGTCAACTACTAATTGTAGTTGGTCATCTGCTAAATTTTGCGTAGAAATTGCTCCACCTCTAGTATAAGCCGCAACTGTAATAGTTGGTTCTTTTACTATGTTGACAGTATCTCCGTAATTTTCAATTTCACCTGCATAGTCAGTATTAGTAATATCCTCTACTACTGATGCAGTTCTGAAGAACTTTTGGACTTTTTGACTGTATATTACCGGTAGCCAGTTTCCACTAGGCAAACTGTTATAACCACCTGCTTGAGTTATAGCCATTTTAATCCTCCGTTATATTAAGTTAATTTGTGATTCTACCTTCGGCTCTTGCGAGGTCGATATCTTTTTCAAACTTAGCATATTGACTTGGTTTTAATTTTGCTATTTCAGTAAGAGACCAAACTTTTTTACCTTTAACATCTTTCTCTGAACCTCTATTTGTAGATGTAACAGATTTAGATGCTTCTTTGGCACTTTCTTTTTTAGCATCAGATTTTTTTAGTCCTCTATCCATTTTATAAAGGTCTATTGCTCTTGACGCTAATTGAGAGTTATTAAAATTATCATAAAGCCAACCTTGAATTACACTATCTTGGACAGATGCCCAATCGTGAAAGTCTTGACTCTCTCTAATTTTATTAAAGTCTGGATGTAACTGTAACAGTTCTACTTCCGCTTTTTGCTTTGCAACAGTTTGTTGGTCTACTTCAAGCTTAGATAGTTTATCTGCTAGAGCCTTTGCTTTATCATCTGCTTCCTTTTGTGCAACTGTTTTAATAACATCATACACATCTGGATATTCTTTTCTCCATTCTTCTAAAGCTTTTTCATCTTTAGGTGGTATAAAAGTAGCAGAATTTTCTAACTGTTTTTTTAAAGTTAAAACTTCTGATTTATGCTTAGTTAGGGCAGAATCATAATGACGTTTTAAGTCATCGTATCTCTTCTTAAAAACTTTATCTTCAGCATTAACAGGGCGTTCTTCTTTTTCTGGAGTAGCCTCTTGAATCTCGTCAGTTCCTTCGGTGTCCTTACTTTGAGCGGTAGCTGTTGCTTCTATATCCACATCACTTTTATATTTATTATGATATGGTCTTTGTTCTAAAAAAGGTTTTTTAGAATCGTCTTCTTTAGTTGTAATGCCTAATTGCTCTACTTCCTTTGAAGTCTCTTCAATTTTTTTTTCTTCTTCCATGTTATCTCCTTATGGGTGCTGTTGGAAAGCAGGTCGCCCAGAGTGGGGCTGTACTATGCCATAGGTGGCTGTGGTCGAGGAACTAATCCCCCTTCATTACCACTAGGCTGTACAGGTGGCCTGTTTACTATACCTTCTCCACCACGGGCCATCATAGGAGGCTCTGGGTTAGGATTGGGTTCTTCTCCGATAGCAGATTCTAATACATCAATAAATGGATTAATTTCTGCACCGAAAATCTGTATTACCACATCTTTAAATTGTGGTGTTAAACTTTGTGCAACTACTTGTTTTTGTTCTGGAGGTAATGACATAGCTTTTTGTTGTAACTGCTCGAGAACATTTGTATCTGGTTGTTTTGGATTTGAATCTTGTGGATTAGGCATAGTTTTACCATCATCTCCTATAGGAGGTCTTTTTACCATACCTTGATTTTGCATTTGTTCTGCCATATTATCCTCTTATAAATAAACCTACTATATAACAAATAGGTTCTAATATTGTTCTATATACTCTTCCTTTTAAAGAAAATTCTGTACCATACATTATATGTTTAATATCTTTTGTTCTTTCTTGTGCCATGTGTTTACCAATAGAAGTTAAGATACTTGATTTTTGCATACCTTTAACATATGGTCTAAATAAAAAATGATAACCTTTTTGATGTGTTTCTGATAAATGTCTTTGTTGAAATAAATACCAAAGTTTTATTGTTCTTTGCCAATCATCTAATTGTGTTTGTCTATACATTTCTGTGCAAATTATTTTTTTATCTTTACTATCACTACTAGAACCACTGCCTTGCCCTGCACTATCAGCCGCTTTATCCTCTTCTTCTGAACCACCCATTCCTTGACCACCTGTAGGAGTAGAAGGTTCTGGGTCACTACCATATATATCTTCTAAGGTATCTGATACATCATCAGCCATATCATCTTGTATTTGATTTTGATTATTTTGATAATTATTGTTATCATTAGAACCATCTGGTGCTGTATTTCCAACAACATTACCATTACCACCATCATCAACTATATCTCTATTTTCTAATACAACATCACCAACATAAACACCATTAACAACATTTGGACTGTCTATATAATATTGACTACTTGGGTCTGTATATAAATCTTTTAATTTACCATTCTCATCAGTCATTCGTTCTAAAACATCAGCAGGTAATACACCACCCATAGCAGATTGCATTGCTTGTTCTGCTGTACCAAAGGCATATATTTGTCCATTCTGTCCTACAAATTTTCCTTCACTATTATATGCACCACCACCATCAGCATCTACAACTAATACTTGTTCACCATTTGTATGACTACTACCTTTAGCTTCATCAAATAAACCAAATAATGTTGTACCAGAACTACCCATAACTGGGTTTAATGTTGTTAGCTGTGTACCAGTATTAGAAACAAAATTATTTGCTTTATCTTCTTGTAAATTCATAAACGCAGGAGAGTTACTATACTCATCTGCAATTTTTTTATTTTGTGTAATTTTATAACCAGAGTTAATTAAATCTTCACCTTTTAATATTTTTAACTTACCTTTATCATCTTGTGTTAATACTTTAAAAGCATCCTCTGTTGATAATGTTTGTCCTTGATTATTTGTTACAGTAATCATTCCACTTTTTAATAGTCTATCTATTTGTGCTTTTTCAGAACGAGGCCCCATAAAACTTGCAATTTTAGATATACCACCAATTACAGGTAATGAACCAAGAGCTTCCATTTTTGTTTTTTCATCTTTATCTTTAACAGTAGGATTTAATAACTGCTGTAATATCCCACCATCAAGTGATTGTGATAATACTTGGGCATCTGATTGGCTATTATAACCACCCGGCATAACATTATATTTCATGTTATCTCTTAATGATTCTGAGTAAGAACTCACTTGACTGGGTTCATATTGTATTCCACCAGATGTTGTCATACCACTTGGTTGATTAGAATAATCTTGTGCTACTTGTTGATATCCACCTATACCTGTTGAAGGTGCTGTTATTGGTGCTGTCTCTGGTTTATCTGGTTCAACTGGCAATCCTATTTCTGGTTTATCTATAGGTTTTACAACTGGTGCGTCTTTTAAACCTTGACTTATATCTTTTACTTTACCATCTTTAGTTTTTATTCCCGGATATACCATAGGAACTAAAGGTGTCATTATTTCTTCTTGCTCCCATTGTTTTGTGGTAGCATTATATTTCATTTTATAATGAACATTTTGTTTATTATAATTTGTTGTACTACTAGCTTCTTTTAAAGCTAAACCTGTTACAGTATCTTCAGTTGCCATTATTTTTTAATTCGTTCTCTGAGGAGGAGGAGTTTGCGAAGAGAAGCTAGGCTCCCCTGTTTGCGGTATACTTCCAGTTCCGATGTTGCCACCTCCAACTCCAGTTGGGTCGTTTGGATTTGCTCCTGCAGGAATTTCTCCACCTGCACCCATAGGGGGTTGCTGACCATTGCCTTGAGCTTGTTGATTTCCATTTGTTGCTACTCCTATTATTTCTGAATATATTGCCGCTTTTTCTGGGTCATTAATTAATTGGTCTGGGTCTAAATCCAGAGTCTTTGCTATCTCCCTTAATACAGCATGATATTTTATAAATGGTGCAATCGTAGGATTTGCTCCAACTTGTAGTAATGTCATTAGTCTTTGTGAACGAACTTCTTTCATCATTAATGATTGTGTTCCTTTTGCACTTACTTCTAAGTCACCTACAATAGCAGGTATATCAGAATTAAATTGCATATTCCATTGGAATAAAGATTGAGCCAAAGGCTTTAATAAATAATCATCTACATTTTTAATAACTGTTTTTATATTTAATGCCGCCGCACCCATTAACATTGACATTCCTGCCGCAGTTCTTGTTGTAGATTGTACACCTGTTTGTCCATGTGAATACGAAGGTATACCTGTTGATTCATCTGCAAGTTGTCTAAACTTATCAAACATTTGTAAATTTTCTTGTGCTGTGTTTGGAAACTTTAATCCATGAATAGATTGACCCGGCATACCAGATTGTCTTCTAAATATTTTACCCGGATATACTTTTAAATCTTGACCCGGTACTAACATTGTTTCATCAACGTCAAATACTAAGTTACCTGCTAAAGCTAAATTATCAATAGCCATTCTTGCATGACCATTCATAATTTGTTGTGAATCTTCCATGTTTTCTGGAACACCTACACCAAAGAATTGATATGGATTTAATTCATAAGGAACTACTAAGTATGGTAATCTAGCAGGAGTAAAAGGATTTAATACTAATCGTAATACTCTTTGTCCAGATACCCAACAATTAACTTGTACTTCATCTAAATCATCATCAAGTAAATCTATATCTAAACCTGCTTCTTCAGCAAGTTTTTTATCCATCTTACCCCAGTATTCTAAAACTTCAAATCTTTCTTTTTCAAATTCTGTTTCATTTTCTCTATCTTGTAATCTATGTTCATATCCTTTAACTTGATAGTTTGGGCCTTCTTCTAATGTTGATATTATTTCTTCTTCTCTAAAGAAAGGTCTGTTTACTAAATCTCTTAATTGTGTAGAGTTTAATTTATGTCGTTGAATAATGTAATTACAATCTTCTACTTTTGTTGCTTCTGGGTCTGGATATAAATCCCAACAACTAACAGCTTCAACCATTGGTAC